ACAAACTCAAAACTCAGATAAAAAAAGAAAAAACACATCTTAAGAAAAAATGCGCGAATCTAAAGGCTGCTGCAAAGTTTGACCCGCTTAAATTCTTCTGCCCCAATGGTGCCCAGGAAAGAATCAGGGATGCCATTGTCTCCGGACTTAGAAATTCACGCATACCAACTATCTTATTCACCTGCGGTAACGGTGTAGGTAAAACAACCCTGTCCGTCCATGCAATAGGGAATATTATATTTGGGCCTCAGTCTGGATGGTTTGATTTTGATGTTTTCCGGAATTGGGATAAGCCGAAATTGATTTGGTATATTTCGACAGCGGACGCTATTGCCGATACTATTTCTCCAATGATTCAGGAAGTATGGACATCTAAGTTTATAACTGAGCGGGAATCAGTCACATTTAAAGACGGTAAAAAATATATATCCAGGATTGTTACAAAAGACGGCTGGACAATTTTATTCAAAACCTATAATCAGGATCCGTCTAAATTTGAAGCTGCTCAAGTTGGCATTATCGTAATGGATGAACCGGCACCGTTGCCCATTTGGAAAGCGATTAAGTCTAGGCGTAGGAATGGATGTTTAACCCTATTGCCTATGACCCCGCTCTATTGTCCTCCGTATATTGTCGATGAAGTTACCAAAAGCGTAAACCAAAAGAAGCTTGGTTATTACAAAGTCGAGGCTAGTGTTTATGAGGCTTCCACTGATACTATCAACCATGGTGGTGTTCGCGGGCACTTGGACCCGCCCACAATTGAAGAAATGGTTGATAGTTATGACGAGGAAGAGAAGCAAGCTAGAATTTACGGTAAGCTTATGTACTTCTCCGGAAGTGTATATCCGGAATATTCTGAAGAGCTTCATGTTGTTGATCCTGAAGACTGGCCAATAGTAGCCCGAAAATATACAATCTTCCAAGTTACTGATCCACATGATAGTAGGCCGTGTGCTTGCCTATTCGCGGCCGTAACACCTCCGGACAAGTATGGTATGCCCAGGGTTATTATATACGCTGAAACGCCGGATGATGATGATGGTAGGAAGAAATCAAAACAGTTTTGGGAGTATAAGCAGGCACCTACGCTCAAACAAGAAACAGAGCGGTGGACACAAATTGAAGAAATGTTTCACGCAAAAGCAGATTATCGAATACTTGATAAACGCTTTGGGTGGCAAAAAAGAGCTAGGACAACCTTCCATAAACTATTCAGTAAGCTCGGGTTTAATTTTATACCCTCATACGATGCGCCGGCCGGTGAAGGTGAAATCCTATATGGGCATACTGAAGTTAAAAGATTTTTACAAAAAGATGAAAATGGTATTCCGTATCTACTTATTCACCCTAGTTGCCGTCATGTCCGTGCCGGGTTCACCTATTACATCAGAAGGAAATTGATAGGTAAGGCCAGTGAGGATGTTGCCGAATCCGATGGTGTACTAGTTGAGAAGTACAAGGATTTTATGGACCTTGTTCGGTACTTAATTGTTGGTATAATTACACCTGTTCACATGCGTGGTAAATCAAGAGTTCAAATATTGCTTGACAAGGTTCATAGAAAAGCTCATATTAAGGCAGAATACGGAAGTAGGTATGACGACCTTTAATTGGGAATAAAAATGACAGACCTCCTAAAGATGTTTGACGGTGATTCAACCCAGGACCTAGGCGACACAGAACAGCAGGCCCGGAATAAGGTTTTTGAAATGTTCACCGAATCGTATAACCGCAGGGCGAACAACCTTAAGCGGATGAGGCTGAACGAAAAACTCTATAATAATCAAGTAGCGAAAAATAATAAAACCAAGGCAGATGTAAAGCACCCACTGGCGTTATCTGGTGTTGAAACAATGATGCCGATTATTGCAGACCATTATCCGACTATGGCCGCAGTTGCTAAACAGCGTAACGATGTTTTGTTCCAAGACTATATTAATACTAGACTTGCAACACTTTTAGATGCGGCTGATTTTGACGATGAAGGTATTGATGTTGCAAAAACAGCTTTAATCTATCGCAATGGTTTTATCAAGGCAGTGCCAGTATTGACCTATCGGAAGGATGCACCGGATAATATTGAAGAATTAGAAGAAGGCAAAAAAATTGACTACCAGACATTAGCTGGATTTGAGATAGAATCTGTTGACCCGTTTACAGTATTTCACGACCCGATGGGTACAGGCTTGGACATAGGAAAGAATTGTAGATACTATTGCGTTGCCAAACCCGTCTCACTTACAGAAATATCAAAAGCTTATGATATAGATATGGACGATCTGCACGGTGGCGCTTTTGAATGGTCCGATTACAAAGCCAACACAAGTGATAAAACAAACAATATTGAAGATGTTGATAAATCAGATCTCTCAATTTTAATCACTTGTTACTGGATGTCAGAAGGTGATGAGTATGAATATGGCCGGAAGACAGTAATCACAAACAATTTACTTCTTGAAGATGAAGCTATCCAAATTCCATTTACGCCTTATTTTACGCATAAAAACTATGGATCAAAGCACAGGTTCAATGGTATAAGCGAGACAGAACTTGCCGCTTCTTCAGTATTTACGATCAATTCAATTACTTCACATATCACGGATAACCTTGCCGGGTTTGGTAAAGCCAAACGGGTAATGAGTCAGACACTTTACAATAGGTTCCAGACGGACCTAGATGCAGATACAGAAGATATACCAGTTGATAGACCAGAAGATTTTCAATATAAAACTGTTGAGCCGGTTCCACCGTCCTCATTTGGACTATTGGATGCAACCCTTCAAATTTATAATAAGTCTTCCGGACTAAGTGATGCAATGGAAGGCAATAGGCCCGTTGGTATTACTTCCGCAGAAGGTATCATGGCGCTCCGTGAGGCCTCTCAGGTAAGAGTAAGGCACAAAGTCAAGCATGACATTAAGCCTATGCTTAAAAAGCTTGGTAAGTATCTTGTGTATATGATTACTGTATATGATAAAGAAAAAGTTGATGTTCGCCAAGCAGATGCTAGAACAGCCGGGTACAGTTATAGAACGATTGACCCGACTATCAAATATAGTCAATCAGACAGAAAGCCCTTGCTGGATAAGAATACCGATAAGATAGCGGCTAGTGATATTATTAGCCTAGAAGATACGCAGATGGATATTACTGTTGAGATTGGCAGTGGCTTAGAAAAAGGATCATACGCTAGAGAGCTCCAAGCCAGAGAAAAATACGACAAGGGCGTTATCCCGTTCTATATGTATCTGGATGCAACCCAATTACAAAATAAAAAGGAAGTGCTTGATTGGTTTAATGGAAAGAACCAAGGCCTTCAAATATTAAGCCAGCTTCATGCGATATCATCAGCTCTTGCGGCCGGAGATATCAAGACAACCGAGAAGTGGCTTAAAAGTAAAGAATACCAGGACCTTCTTGGTATTGTGAAAACGATGAAAGATTATGACATTAAATCCCTAATGGGAGCACCCTATTGATGAAAACAAACAGAGTAGCCTTTATGGACACTGGCCAGATAAAACCACTACATGATTTTGTTGTGCTTGAAAATCTTGAGCATGACAAAGGTGAGAAAAGGACAGCAAGTGGTATCATCATGCCAGAATCAGCCTTGGACACACTTGATAAGCAATATTGGTCTCAGGGCCTAGTTATAAGCGTTCCTCCAAAGGTAACAGAACTATCGCAAAAAGAAGGCCGAGAATTAAAGGCGAATCATATTGTCTTGTTTTCGACCGGACATGGCGTTACATTTACACTAGATGATGAACCACAGCGAGATTATCGCATGGTTGATTATGAAAATATTTACTCCATTCTTAGCCCCGTAGTGCCCGAAATGGCCAACTGCGAAGAAAAGGATTAAAGCAATGACCCGAAATGAAAACAAAACAACTGAAATTATGCTTGATGTCTTCTATGATGCGGACCTTCCAGATAAGAGTCCAACAACAGCAGAAGATTTCGATGTTGTAATTTCCGGCCCACCAGAAGGCGACCCCAAACCCGACCCTGAAAAGGGCAACGAAGACGGCGGCAACGGCGATGATAAAGGCGACCAAAGCGGTGAAGAAGGCAAGGATCCCGAAAAGGAACCAGAGCCAGCTTCTACCGAAGAAACACCCGCAGCGCAAAAAGCTGAGGATGTCAGAGTAGCTAAAGACGGAACACTTGAAATTGCTGAAGACGCGAGGTTGGTTATTGGTGGCAAACCGGTACTCCATAAAGAGCTTGTAAAAGCTTATGTGGACAATGAAAAGTTTGTTGCTTCAAATACTCAAAAGGCCATGGATGTAGCTGAATCTAAAAAAGCTATGGATAAGGACCTATTGGTTATTGGTGCATATAAAGGACTAGTTGATGCTGTTAAAGGCAGTGATGATGTCCTGGCCTCACTCAAGGAACACTTCTCAGATAAGCCGGAAGTTATCAAAGCTATCGAAGCTGCTGTAAGTGCTGACCCGATTAAGGCTGCAAAGCCCTATGAAGATGAGATTACTGCACTCCGGGCTGATAACAAAGGCATGAAGGAAGAGAGGTTGTTTTCAACTGAGCGTAGTGATATGATTAAAAAGAATCAGCTCTCAGAAGAAGATATGAAGGGTGTTGAAAAAATTATCCTTGACAAGTACAATAAGACTCAAATCCCATTGTCCTTGGAAGATGGATTAGAACTCTGGCAGGCAAAGCAAATAATTGCGTCTAACGGGAAAGCTAAAACACCGAAGCCGCCGGAACAAGGTGCTAAGACTAAGACTCAAACTACGAAGTCTAATACTGCAAGAAGCTCTAATCGTGGTGATAAGAGGACGACAGCAGAAGATTTTGATGTAGTGCACAGTTAGCATCCAGAAATATCCGGTGGCGTTAATACGCAAGGATATTTCAAATGTCAGGTTCAGTAAATTACACACAGTTAGAATCCATCATTGCTGCAAAGTATATGCCTACTATTGCAGATAATGTATTCTTAAATTATAGCCCGACCTTGGCTTGGGGCTACACTCACGCTAAAGAGCTAGAAGGCAGAAAACTCGTTACCCCGCTTGAATATGCGGACGGAAGTAATACGCAGATGTATAAGGCCTATGGCACTATTGCTGTTGCTCCTACCAACATTTATACAGCGGCCGAATGGGAACCTAAACTAGCTGATTCCTCATTAGTCATTGATAAAAAAGAAGAAAAGCAAAACAAAACTTCTCTCGCACTCAAAGACCTTATTGATGGCAAGATTAAGAATGTTGAGAAGGGTATGGCCGGATCTATTGCCCGTGCTATGTTCCGCAGACCTGATGCGAGCTCCGGCGCAATGCTTGATGCCAGTTATTTCAATTCACTTGATTTCTTGATTAATGATGTTGCCGACACTACTGTTGGTGGTATCGTAGCTGGAACAGCTTATGCTTGGTGGTTATCAAAGGTATTCACCAAAGACGCTGACTTCACAGACAATCTCACAATCGCCGATATGATTAACTCTGCAAAAGACACATATTACACTAAGGTATTTGCCCGGATGCTTGCACAAGCAAAATTCCGAAATAGCTCTGGTGATATGCTCTTTGTCCTTCCACAAGAACAGTGGGATGGGTATGAGTTTGTTCTTGACCAGAAAAAAGGCGGTTCTGGATTAGGCGAGATGCAGGGCGTTGCAGGTTTTGATGCTCTTAAATATCGTAGAGCCGATGTTGTTGCAGAAGATGCAATGGTCCTAGAACAGGCCAGTGATGTAGATGGCGAATTCTATTGCCTAAACTCAGAGAACTTGTTCTGGGCTTTTACGCCTGGTACTAAAATGGATTCAGATCCGTTTGTGCCCTCACAGAACTCTCTCACCAAAGTAAAGAACTTCTTCACGATGGGCGACATGGTTACTAACAACCGTCAAGCTTGTAATCGACTTGAAGGCGTTGCGTCAACTAGAACCTATGTTAATGCCGGTTCCGCTAAATCAATCGAAGCTGCTGATTAAGCAAGCTTCCGGTTCCATTGAGGCCGCTGCCTAAGCGGCCTCCCGGTTTAACTATCAACCTATAACTTGGAGAGAAAAATGTCAGTAGCAGGCGTTAAATCAAAGAAGTCAATCAACATTACCTCTAACGACTTTACCGCAACAGACGGTAGCGTTCATCCTTACATTTCTATGCAGGGACGCTGGTTTTTTACCGGTGTAGGTGTTGTTGCAGAATCTTCTCATGCAATTGCGGGGGACATCCCCGCCGGTTCTGAACATGTGAATCTTACAGATGGTGTCAAGTCAATCTACTCAGGTAGTGCTTGGCTAACTGTAACTCAATCATAAGAACCACTTAACTATAACAAATAGCCCGGAGATTTCTCCGGGCTATTCTAAGGAATGAAAACAATGGACAGTACATCAATCGTACAATCAAAAGAACTTAAGCTTCACCCAATTATCTTTAAGGATAATGAACGGAGAGCATACCCGGCGAATTTTATTATCCCCGAAAACTTTATTCTTACTGATGTGTTTATTAAAGTGAACAATCCGGTGAAGGGGAAGAAAGTATCAGTTGGCACAAGGAAAGACACTAACCACCTAGTAAGGGGCGCTGATGTCTCAAGCAAAGGTATGGTTGTGCCGGGTGTCATTAAAGACGCAGAAGGCAAGATCATTGCCGTAACTCACGGTCCTGGCTTATGTAAGTCAGCTTCTAAAGAAATACCAATTATGTCGAAAGCTCGTAAAGTTGGGGACCCGGATGTGAAAACCGGTTCTCGTACAGAGTTTACCTCTTATGAAAAAACAATTAACCAAGGACTCGCTGGCGAAGAGATATTCGTTACCGTTCCCGAAGGTTGTAGCGCGCATAACGACCATGGCGGCCTAAAGATACGCGTTTACATACTTGGTTATCAATTCTAAATTTGTTTTCATCCTAGGGGAGAGCTTGACGGTTCTCCCCAAATGGGTAATAAAATGAGACTACGAAACATACAAACTAACATAGAGCACCAGATAGACGGAACCGGCGATATTACTATTGGCGGCATTCCTGCTATTGTGAATGGTCATGTTACAGATAAATTCTCAATTGTTGAAGCTAGACCAGCTATTGATATACACAAGTACAAAGATGTGTTTTATGATCGCATTAAAGATAATCTTATGATGGTAACAGAGGAAGAGTTGCTTGCATTAGACCGTAAGGAATTGAAGGCGTATGTTAGTATGGTTCACGCAGGGAATCATGTTAATGTTCACAGGTCGGAAGTAAATATAATTAGACAGCTTCTAGTTATACGGGATAAAATAATTAAACTAAGACATATTGAGGTGCAGTAATGAATGGTTATGAAATGGTTAATATGCTCGGTGTCTTTGTCGATGATATAGACGATGCTGTTTATACAAGGAAGCTTAAATTAACGGCACTCAATACGGCTGCCATCGCTATGTTCGGCATTCTTCCGGAACAATACACAACCATTTTTGAAAAGACCTTGGCTGCTGTCGCTAGTGGCTATGATATAACTGATCTTAAGACTGTTGTTGGTGATAATATCCGGGGTGGCATTAACTGTCTGCGCCGGGTTTACTGCGAATCTTCAGAGAAGTTTGCTGACAAGTCCTCTATGCTCCAACAACAAAAGAATGTCAATGCGGGCATGGGAGATAGCTACTCTAGCCCACGCTACTATATTGTAAACACTACACTTACACTTGTTCCATCAACTGAGACGGCCACGCTTACCTATATTGTGAATCCTAGCACCATAGCTGATGTAACCGCAGCATTCACATTAATGTATGATGCAATGTTCCATAATTCCTTGGTCAAGCTGGCCTCCGGGATATTAACAAATAATCCTAATATCAATGCTCAGGTAGAATTTGAGATTAAGAATATTGCAGCCGAATTTATGGGTGTTGGTAAGTTGAATAAAGATGAACCTTATAAAGCCGGAGTTGTTGCAGACTCCCAATGGAATGAGATTTAATGCCCGTTATAGACATTAGATTACACAAGGGAATGTTCCCGAATGCTGACCCGGAAGATATCAAGCCGGAATATGCAAACGACCTCATCAATTTTATACCTAAAGATACGCGCCTTGTAAAGGCAATTGGTTCCGGACCATATATGGGTGGCGAACCGTTTGAGCCTTTAGGGAAGGCTTTTACTAATATGTTCGATTTTATCTCAAGTAAAATAAACATGCTAACCGGCACAGAAAATATTGTAGGGCACATGAATTTATTCAATGTCATTACAGCTTCAACCGGTCTTCTGGGCGCTTATGTTTTAAATGATAATGATACATTTATTCCATTGTCGTCTCTTGCTCAGGTTACGGCCGACCAAAGCGTCTTCCTTGCTTATGAATCTGGATATCGCCATCCAATGATTGCAACCGACAATGTTATGCGGATAATTTGTGGCAAAGATGATTATATAGGTGCCCAATTATTAACAAACGCATGGATAGGCTGGATTGACAGAAAACAATATAATGAACAACGCACAATAGCACCCGCTTTTTATATTCATAAGGCACCATTGCCAGTCGCACTGATTAGCGGTGATTTTACATGGACCCTATCTTCCCAAGTAATTGATAGTGATGCTGTTCACGAAAACCCAACTGTTTATTATTACAAGTACAGCATGGTGTATGACTATAACCAAGAAGGTCTTCTTTCCGATATAATTGGTACTCAAGAATTGTATGATGATGAAGGTGCTGTTTTAAATCTCTATCTTGAAGAACTTGCGACTTATAACAGATTAACAGCAATTAAGCTATACCGGTCAATTAATAAGTTCTCTAATTATGAGTTGATTTCTCTCTTTAATGCGGTTGCTGATAGCGATGAATTATTAAGTGGTACCGATGGTGCCTTTATGGCTAAGATATTTTTTGACAGCGCAACTCTTAAAGCATACAATATTCGTAGTGATTTTCATCTTCGTGTTACAGTTGATACGGGTAGTGGGTATCGGGATATCCTTGCAGGTGCCGCAACTCTAAGAGTTGTCGAGACTGGTACTGGTAATAAAATATTAACAATAACTGACCCGGTAACATATTTAAACGCAGATTGGAGTGATATTTTTGGTGGCCAGAAATATCCAATTAGTTCGTGGAATTTAACAGATGTTTGGAATGGTGGAACACTAAATATATCAGGCGATGGTTCCGACCTTCAGTTTGATTTGAATGTTATGTGTTTCAATAATGCAAACGCTAGCTCAATAAAAGTTGGGGATTTAGTAAAGATAGGCACAGACGGATATGCCGAAGTAAATAAAATAATTACAGATAGTGATAATAATTGTTCTCTTGGGTTCACTGAAAATCTTATATCTAATTCTTATACTCAAACGAGTGGCTTCCTTACAATTGGACAAAAATATACAATTACTGCTGGTACTTGGACAAGAATAACGAGTGGCTTGCTTGTAATTGGGACAAGATATTTAATTGAAAATTATAATGGTGGTGGCGATGATTTTACCAATGTAGGTGCATCTGCGAATGAAACAGGTATTAGTTTTATCGCCACAGGAATAACACCAAACAACTATGCGGGTGGCTCAACGCTTACAGTTGGCGATGATTTTACCAATGTAGGTGCATCTGCGAATGTAATTGGTGTTGAATTTATTGCAACCGGAGCGACAGCGGCAGAATGGACAAATGGCTCTACACTTACCCATACGACAGTAGGGCTAATCGCAGCGGGTGGTACTGGATATTTTTCAGGGAAAACATTCTATATATTTACTGACGGTAAAACCAATGCTATTACTGCATATAGCGCCGGCGGTGTGGGCATTGAATTCCTAGACTTAAGACAATCTGGCACATCCCCTCATCCGTTAGCGGGTGAAGTCTCAATTCAAGTGAATAGTAAGTACGGCCGGTATAATAGTGGTAGGATGTGGCAAATAAACTCTATCCTGGACCCCGCAGGAGTAGCTGAGGAGCAAGTAACGCTTTTAATGTATTCCGAGTACAACCAGCCGGATGTAATGCCTGTAAGCAACGCTATCCAGCTTTATGATAAAATGGGTGGTGAAACGCTTGGTATTGAAATATTATATGATTTTGTGATAGTGATTAAGAAACACACATTGTTTATGGTTAACCCGATTATAGAGAATGACCCTTCTACTTGGACGGTTAGCGAGTCTCCGCATGGTATTGGATGTGTAAGCGATATCGGCCATGTGGTAGCCAACGGCAGTCTTTATGTTATCTATTATGATGGTATTTACGAGTTTAAGCCAAATAATCTAGCTGAATCTGATAGCACCCCTTTGGAAAGACTTAAGATTACAGACCCGATAGAAGATATATTCTTAGGAATGAGCGATGCACAAAAAGAAGCGATGAACATATATCACGATAAAATCAGAAATGAGATTATTGTATATGCCATGACCTATAATTCAAGTTACACAGGATTTTGTTTTAATCTATTTGATAGGTCATGGAGACGGATGAACCTTGGTTCTGAAGACCCAACATTGTTTCTACATAATGACGAGTCTCATCTTATATTGTTTGATAGTGGTAGCGGTGGGTTCCTTGATATAAACGCTGAGAGTGGCAATAGTGCAATAACCCCTACATACCGGACACTTGACTTCACTATTGGCGTTGATAAATACGAGATATTAAGACATTTTGCAATTACATATAAGTCTGCTGAAACATTAGCTTTTAAGATTTATGACGCAGAGACAGATGTGGAATTATTCTCATATACGCTGCCGGTAAAATCAAGTGCAGCGGGTACGGAAAAAATAGGTGTTCGTGAACGGGCACGAAAGATGTATATTAAGATAACAGGCGCATCATCAACTAACGCAGTTGAAATTCATCGCTTAGTGCTGGTGCCGGAAAATTCTTCTGAATAAGAAAGGACAGTAAAATGGCAACAATCGAACAACGCGCACAGGACAGGCTTGGCTTGAATCCGAGTTTGCAAAACCAGGTCGTAACTGGCACTGAGTATTACTATCACTTGTTTGGTGGTCGCCGGTGGTATTTTGGGACCGGTAGCCCTTCCGGAGTTATATCTGCCTTCCCTGGCGATGTAGCAATTACGGACGAAGGTATGTTTATCTGTAACGGAGACGGTTCGGGTGGAGCGGGGACAGTATGGTTCTCTAGCTCAAACGCTCCATTAACAGAGACTTGCGAAGCCAACACTGAGCTTGTTATAACTCATACACTGAAGCATGTAGCTAATGTGTGGGCCGTAAACGCAGCCGGTGAATTTATGGATGTTGAAGTTTACGATGTAACAATTGCCGGCTTTAAGGTTAAATCCTACGCAGCTGGTACAGTTTACTATCGCTAAATAAATATATAACAATAACTTAGGAGAATAAAATGAAAAAGTTATTTCTATTGCTCTTGGTGTTTATGCTTGCGTTTTCATTCGTGGAAGCGAAGGATATGAATGCACCATCTTATAAGTTTCCCACACCGGTTACTTTTGAAGCAGCTGTTACTTTTGAAGGTGCCGTAATTGCAAGTGATACATTAACCGATGCTACTTTAGGTTCTGATATGGATGCTAACGATTTCTATATCAACAACTCACCGACTATCACAAACCTTGCTTCTAAGGGTGCTGGGTATT